ACTATCATTGATATCTGTTCAGAACGAGGGGCCTTTAAAGGACCTGAACTAGAAGAAGTTGGAGTTCTTCGTGGTAAGTTTGCAGCTTTCATTAAAGCGAATTTACCTGAAGAAGGTTCAACTGAAGAAGCTGCAGCATCGACTGATGCTCCGTAATGTTTGATTTTGGTTTTACTGCAGTAAATGAAGATGAACTTGACTCTGTAAGGGAACTCAAGACATCTATCAAAACCTCTGGTGATGCAGCTCATGAAACAGAAGAAAAGTTGAATAATCTATATAATGCTATTCTTCCGTTATTGAGTAACTTAAAGGCAAACCCAGAAAAGGATTACATTTACTGGCCCAACAGAACCGAAAAAGTAGAAGAGTTTGAAGATATAATTGCGAAGATTATTAAGTAATAGTAGAAGTACTTCTTGACAATCTTTGTATATTGTAGTATAATAGTATATAATTAAACAATGGTGACTATATAATGAAATATGATAATGAGTTTTTGTGGTGTGAGAAATACAGACCACAGAAGATAAGTGATACAATTCTACCGGAATCGTTGAAGTCTGTATTTACCAACATCGTCAAAACTGGTGAACTTCCTAATCTGTTGTTCACGGGTTCTGCTGGTGTTGGTAAAACTACAGTAGCTAAAGCACTTTGTGAAGAGATGGGTCTTGATTACATTGTAATTAATGGATCTGATGAAGGACGTAGAATTGATGAGTTAAGAGGTAAGATTAGGCAATTTGCATCTTCTGTATCTCTATCGGGTGGACATAAAGTTGTTATCCTTGATGAGGCTGATTATCTTAATCCACAATCTGTACAACCTGCACTTCGTTTCTATATAGAAGAATTCTCTGATAATTGTAGGTTTATCTTAACAGGTAACTTCAAGAACAGAATCATTGAACCTATTCATTCAAGATGTTCGAACATTGACTTTACTATTCCTAAGAATCAGAAACCAGCAATTGCATCTGGATTCTTTAACAGGATTAAAGATATCTTAGCTAATGAGTCTGTAACCTATGATGAGAAAGCATTAGTGTCTGTAACACAAAAGTTCTTTCCTGATTTCCGTAGAACCTTAAATGAGCTACAGAAGTATGCTATCTCAGGATCTAATAGAATTGATGCTGGTATCTTAAATGAAGTTGGTGATGTAGACATCTCAGATCTAATGAAGTATCTTAAAGTAAAAGACTTCTCACAGATGCGTAAATGGGTTGTTAATAATATTGACCAAGATACCCCTGTAATCATCCGCAAGTTATATAATACATTATCTGAGTATATCAAACCCCAAACAATACCAGCTGCTATTCTTATATTAGCTGAGTATCAATTCAAAGATGCTTGGGTTGCTGATAAAGAATTGAATATGGTTGCCTGTCTTACTGAAGTAATGAGTACGGTTGAATTCAAATGAAACTCTTTGATTATGTAAGCTCAATCAACTTTACTAAGAAAGACATTATGATTGATGATGTGACTGAAGCGGTATATAACCCATTTGTTATCAACAGATCATTATCTTACTTTGAAGATACTGTTATGTTAGCAAATGAGATGAATATCAATCACCATATCGACTCTCGTTTACAATTCGATTTCCTTATAAATACAATTAGAAAGCGTAAAAGGTTTTCTAAATGGGCTAAACCTGATAATTCAGATGTAATAACTGCTGTAATGGAATACTATAAATATTCTGAAGAGAAAGCAAAAGCAGTATTACCTATGTTAGGTGATGATGAAATAATAAGAATAAAGGAAACGGTGAGCAAAGGTGGAATTAGAAAATAATGAAATCGTGGAATGGACACCAGAAATAATGTTGGAAGTCCGTTTAAATGAACCAGATGACTTCTTAAAGGTCAAAGAAACACTTACAAGGATTGGTATACCATCTAACCCAAGCAAGGGTAATATACTAAGCCAATCTTGTCATATATTACATAAACAAGGTAGATACTTTATTGTGCATTTTAAAGAATTATTCATTCTTGATGGCAAACCAAATAATCTACTAACGAATGATTTGCAACGTAGGAATACTATTACTACGCTGTTATCAGATTGGGGTTTACTCACTATATTAGATGAATCCCTTTCACAAGATAGAGCTCCTCTTAAACAGATAAAGATTATACCTTTCGCTGAAAAGAAGAAATGGACTCTATCACCCAAGTACAATATAGGTAATATTAGACGATAACACGTTAATATTCTATATTGATAATAAAAGTATTCGCTTGATTGTCAAGGAATACAAACAATGTGCTCTAAGGAGGCAAAACTATGAAAACAATTAACTTTCCAAGATCCCCTATGTATATCGGTTTCGATCAAATGTTCAATGATCTTGAACGTTTAGGTCAGCAAGCTGATTCTGGATATCCCCCATATAATATCACTAAGGTGAATGATGACAAAACTGTTATTGAATTAGCAGTTGCTGGATTCTCTTTACCTATGCTTGATATTGAAGTAAAAGATGGTACTCTATCTATTACTGGTAACTCTGATGAAACTAAAAAGAAGGTTGAATATATCCATAAAGGTATTTCATCTCGTAAGTTTCGTAGAGAGTTTAAACTATCTGAATATACTATCGTATCAAGGGCTAACTTAATTGATGGTATTCTTTATATTGAATTGAAGCAGGAATTGCCTGATGCAATGAAACCTAAAAGAATTCCTATTAATAGAGATGGTGATTCAGTTACTGCTGAAGAACTATTGTTAGGTTAAATATATAGATCTGAGGGGTAATATACATTACCCCTTTTATATTAATGAGGAGACACTATGTCTGATGTAGAACAAGCTGAAGTTAAGATTGTACGTTTAAGCTCAGGTGAAGAGCTGTTATGTGAATTCGTAGCAGAAACACAAATAATTTATAAACCAGTGATTATCATTCCTACTGGTGAAGGTGGTATTCAATTCATGCCATATATGCCTTATGCTGTTGTAGATGAATTGGTAATTAACAACTTTGATGAATTTGTTATGTTTGTTGTCGAGCCAGTACAGGAAATGAAAGATAAGTACCTCGAAATGATGTCACCTACACCATCTATTATCACACCAGATTCTAAAATCATTACTTGACATATCAGGTGGGATAGTGTATAATATGTATAATTATGATGAAAAGGTGATAACTAGTGACGAATTTCTATACTTCTGTAAATCGATATGGTAATAAACTTCTATTAAGAGGATACGACTCAGGTCATCCTATCAAAGAACGTATAGCGTTCAAACCATCTCTCTTTGTACCTAATGAAAAAGGTACTAAATGGAAATCACTGAAAGATGAACCCTTAGAAGAGTTGGTGTTTGACTCTATGAGAGATGCTAAAGAGTTCCTTCAAACAACTGACTCTGTTAAGAATCTAAAGATTCATGGTAATGCAAACTACATCGCTCAGTTCATTCAACAGAAATATCCAGGTAAGATACCATTCGCAAGGAATAAGATCAATGTAACTTCAATCGATATTGAGGTTGCATCTGATGATGGATTCCCTGAGCCTGAATATGCTGCACATGAAGTTATATCAATAGCTCTAAAGTCATCTATCGATGATACCTATTATGTATGGGGTATGTCAGATTTTGATGTATCAACTTCTATTCATACTGAACTTAAAATAGAATATGTTAAATGTTTAGATGAACTAGATCTACTTCGTAAGTTCATTGGTCATTGGAGCTCCCCTAGACATATCCCTGATGTTATTACAGGTTGGAATACTAAGTTCTTCGATATGCCCTATCTGGTCAATCGTATCAATCTTGTATTATCTGAAACATACTCTAAACGATTAAGTCCTTGGGGTTTAGTAGATCGTAGAGAAGTTACTATAATGGGTAGATCCTCTCAATTCTATGAGATCGTAGGTATACAACAATTAGACTATCTAGACTTATACAAGAAGTTCACTTACTCACAACAAGAATCCTATAAGTTAGATCATATAGCTCATGTAGAACTTGATGAGCGTAAGATATCATATGAAGAATACGGTTCACTTCATTCATTATATAAGAATGATTATCAGAAGTTTATTGACTACAATATTAAAGATGTTGAGTTGATTGAGCGATTAGAAGATAAGATGGGTCTTATTACGCTATGTATGACTATCGCATATAAAGCTGGTGTTAATTATGTTGAAGCATTTGGTACTACAGGTATATGGGATACCTTTATCTATCGTACACTAGATGAACAGAAGATTGCTGTACCTCCTAAAGTAGTAGAAGCAAAAGCTGAGTATCCTGGTGGGTATGTTAAAGCCCCTATGGTTGGTAAACATAATTGGGTTGTATCATTTGATTTAAACTCACTGTATCCTCATCTCATTATGCAATATAATATGAGTCCTGAAACAGTACTTGATCAAAGAACAGCTGGTATTGATGTTGATTATTGTTTAAAACATAAACCCAATCATACCACAGATACAGCAATGGCTGCTAATGGTACACATTATTCTAAAGATAAACGTGGTGTTATTCCATCAATTATTGATACCTTATATTCAGAGAGAAAGGTTATCAAGACTGATATGCTCAAGGCAGAGCAAGAGTCACAGAAAGATAAATCATTTAGACTAGTAAAGAAGATATCTAATCTTAATAATCAACAAATGGCCATTAAGATTTTAATGAACTCATTATATGGAGCGTTAGGTAATAGATTCTTTAGATACTATGATTTAAGAGTAGCTGAAGGTATTACACTATCGGGTCAGTTAAGTATTAGATGGGCCGAGAAGGCAACTAATAACTTCATGAACATGATAGTAGGTACTAAAGATGTTGATTATGTTATAGCAATTGATACAGATTCATTGTATGTTAACTTCGAACCATTAGTCACTAAGTTGAATATACCTAATGATAAAATAGTAAAGCTGATTGATAAGATGTGTGAAGAACAGTTTGTTCCTATGATGGCTAAGTCATATCAAACCTTATCAGATAACATGAATTCATATGAAAACAAAATGGTAATGGATCGTGAGGTTATTGCTGATGTTGGTATATGGACTGCTAAGAAACGATATATCTTGAATGTACATAATTCAGAAGGTGTTCAATATGAAGAACCTAAACTAAAGATTATGGGTATTGAAGCTGTTAAATCATCTACACCTGCTATATGTCGTGATGCACTAAAGGCATTATTCAAAGTAATAGTAATCAAAGATGAAGTGGATGTACAGGAAGCTATAGCCCAATTCAAAGAATACTTCTATTCAAGACCTGCGCATGAAGTTGCATTTCCTAGAGGTGTGACTGATATAACTAAATGGGTTGATGTATATAAAGAATATGGTGGATTGTATATCAAAGGAACACCTATTCATGTTCGTGGTACATTAGTATATAATGATGCTATTATAAGGAATAAGTTAAGGAAGAAGTATACATTAGTTAAGAATGGTGAGAAGATCAAGTTTGTATATCTAAAGACACCTAATCCTGTTAAAGAGAATGTAATAGCATTTCCTGATTATCTACCAGACGAATTAGGAATGTCTGAGTATATTGATTATCCTCTGCAGTTTGAGAAGACATTTCTTGATCCTATTACACCGATCCTAGATGCTATTGGATGGTCTATAGAACCTACTGCTTCATTAGAATCATTTTTCTCTTGACATTTGACGTAAACTATAGTATAATATACTTATGATTAAAATTAACCAATTGTCCACAAACCAACTAGTATCGTATTATATGATGAGTTCTTACATATATTATGTTGCTAATTCGTTCTTAGAGTCACCTCTAAAAGATGATGAATATGATGAGTTATGTAAGAGATTGTTCTCTGAGTGGGATGATGTAGATCACCCACACAAGAAGCTAATAGATTTCAATTCATTAACAGCAGGCACAGGATTCTATCTTAAAGATTACCCTACTATAGTAAAGAATGCGGCAGTAGATTGGGTAGATAGTTGTAATGTGGTATGACCTATTCATTAACTATATTCAAGAATCTATTTGATAATAAGACACATAAACGAATGGACTTTGATGATTGGGATGGTATGGAGTCATTACTATATCGATTATCAACTGAAGATCGGGTATCTAAATCATCATCACCTTTAATATCACCAGCTACATACAATGAAGGTGAGAAGCGTAAAAATGATTCAGTACTGTCATGGTCATGGGCTGCATTAGATGTTGATGATCATACAATAGATTCTAAA